GTGCCCACATTTCTTAAAAGGATTTCGCTATGTTGATGACAGTACAATCTATAGTTGACACAGCTATTGATTTAGCAGATATGAGAAATTCAAAGTTTATCGACCAATCTGGGACGGCAGACTCTGAATTAATTCGTTATGCTAATATAGCTTACCGCGACTTATACAATACAATTATACAAACAGACAATCAATACTTTACAATTAACTACAATATTTCAATTATAGGCGGTACCGATGAGTACTCCTTGCCTGCAGATTTTTATAAATTGGATGGTGTAGATTTACAAATAGACGCAACTTCTAAACGATTTTTGACTCTTAGACCTTTTATGTTTCAAGAGCGCAACAAATTTAGATCAGGTTTAGCGTTTACAAACTCACCATATGGACAAGTATTTAAATATTTGTTATCTGGCAGCAAAATCAGATTCTTACCTATTCCAAGTATGAGCGGAACAGTTCAACTTTGGTATACCCCAGTCCCTACAGTAATTACTTCATTAACTGACACAGTAGAAGTTATGGTAGGCGGAGACGAGTATTTAAGCCTTACAATAGCTATGGCAATGCTTGCAAAAGAAGAATCAGATACTTCAACTTTAAACGGTAAACGTTTAGAAGTATTACAACAATTAAAGAACGTATTACAATCTAGAGATTCTGGCGCACCTGAATATATTACAGACGAAGCATCACTTAATGCTGGCGCTCTTTATCCATTTAGAGGCTTCGACTAAAGGAGTCTTACATGCAACCGTACGTTAGATCAGGTACTAACCATCCCGATTTACAACGCGTTGAAAACAGTTTGATAGCAAGTTTTCAAAGCATTATTACAAACCCATTATTAAACTCTCCAACACTTAAAAAAGCCGTTGTGCTTACTTCAGGTGTTGATAACATTGTTGACCATGGTTTAAATAGACCAATTAATGGTTGGATTATAGTTAGAAGAGATGCACTAACTGATATTTATGAGTCTACTACTGTAAACACTATACCAACGTCATCAGTTATATTGCGCACAACAAACACCGCAACAGTATCCATTCTGTTCTTTTAAAGGTTAAAAAATGACAACTACTACACCTAATATGGGATTAGTTAAGCCTGATGTATTAAGTACACCTGCTCCAACTTGGGCAAGTTTATTAAATGCAGTTTTTGATGCAATTGATAGCCATGACCATAGCTCTGGCGAAGGCGTTAAGATTACACCATCGGGTATGAATATCTCATCTGACCTTTCTATAGGCTCAAATAACCTTACATCTATACGTACTACAAGATTTACTAACCTTTCTAGTTGGACGCCAACAGCCTCTGACTTGGCATGTTTTTATGTATTAAACAATGAAATCTATTTCCGTGATGGAGTTGGTAATAACGTAAAGATTACAAACAACGGATCTTTAAATATTGCTATTACCTCGTTAGTGGTTACTGACCTTAACTTAGTTATTCAAAACGCATCAGACAATACTAAACAATTTCTTTTTAGTGCAGCATCAATATCTACAGGTACTACACGTACTTATACAATGCCAAATGCAAACGTTACACTTGTAGGTGATACAAACTCTCAAGGTGTTTCTAATAAAACATTTACTGGTAACGATTTTGACGGCGGTACTGCATCAAATACATCAAGAATTACAACACCTAAAGCCTCATTAGCTACTTTACAAGGATTAACTCGTAAAGAAGGTACTATTTTATTCGCTTCAGACAACAAACGTTTATTTGTAGATAACGGAACTAGTTTAACATCTGTGGGCGGAGCAACTGGAGGCGGGTCGGATGCTATATTTTATGAAAACGGCAAAACAGTAACAACAAATTATACAATTACAGCAGGATCTAATGCTATGAGTACTGGACCTGTAACAGTTAACTCCGGAGTTACGGTAACTATACCAAGTGGCTCTCGTTGGGTTATTTTATAAAGGATTAAAACATGCCAATAGTATTAAACGGCGCAACAAGCGGAAACGTTACAATAGATGCAAACGCAATATCAGGTACATCTGTAATTACACTTCCTGTTGGTACTGGTACATTTCCTTTAATGACTTTAAGCACAGCTGTAGCAACTACATCTGGTACTGCAATTGACTTTACTAGTATCCAATCATGGGTTAAGAAAATAACTGTAATATTTAATGGTGTATCAACTAGCGGTACTTCAGCCGTTCAAATACAGATTGGCTCTGGATCAGTTGAAACTTCAGGCTATTTAGGAAGCACTACTACTACAATTACAAGTTCTGCTACTACTACAGCAACTACCGGTGTTTTATTAGATAACGGAACAGCTCCAACTGCTGCCGCTGCGCGAGTTGGTAATATTACATTTATTTTAATAGGTAGTAATACTTGGATAAGTTCAGGATCATATGGATATACAAATACCCCTATTGGAGGTACGTTAGCTTATTCAAAAACTACATCAGGTACACTTGATAGAATTAGAATAACAACTGTAAATGGTACAGACACATTTGATGCTGGCTCAGTTAATATATTAATGGAAGGATACTAAAATGAGTGTTATAGTTAACGCTTCAACATCAACAGGTTTAGGAATTACTTCCGACAATAGTGGCAGCGTAGAAATTCAATCTAATGGTACTACTAAACTTACAGTCCAATCTAGTGGTGTATCCGGGGCTATTACTACAGCAACTGCTCAAGCCACTACAAGTGGTACAAATATTGACTTTACTGGTATACCTAGTTGGGTTAAAAGAATTACTATAATACTTAATGAAGTATCATTAAGTGGTACAGATAGTATTTTAATAAGAATAGGTACAGCAGGAACTCCTGATACTACAGGATATGTGAGTACTAGTACATTTATAAGCACCTTTAGTTCTACAAATGGTACTACTAGTACCGCTGGGTTTATAATTATTTCTCAGAACGCAGCTAATAATATAAGTGGACATGTAATATTAACAAACATGGGGTCTAATTTGTGGATTTCATCTCATACTACGAAAATATCAACTGCAGGAACAATAGTTGGCGGAGGCTCAAAGGCAGCTTTATCTGGAGCATTGGATATTGTTAGAATTACTAGAACAGGTACAGATACATTTGATGCTGGTTCAATTAATATAATGTATGAAGGATAATCAAAATGAAAATTATTCAAGTAAACGTTGTAACTGGTGAAGTTACCGAAATTGAAATAGCTGACCCTGTAGTGGAAACTCCGGTTGAAACTCCGGTTGAAGCTCCGGTAGAAACTCCAGTTGAAGAGGTACAAGAGTAATGAGTACAATTATAGACGGAACAACAGGTATAACAACTGACGGACTTATAGCCACTAGTGTTATTGTTGGGGTTGAAAAAGCACAATTAATAAAACTTGAAACAGCAAAAGCTACTACAAGTGGCACGTCAATAGACTTTACTAGTATACCAACTTGGGCTAAGAAAATAACGGTTTTATTTAATGAAGTTTCTACAAATGGCACTGCTAACTTATTAGTTCAATTAGGAACGACGTCAGGTTATGAAACAACCGGTTATTTGTCTACAACCCTTAGCGGCCTTGGGACTGGAATTCCTTCTTCAACAAGTGCAACAAATGGGTTTGTAATATTTACTAATAGCTCCACTGTAAATACAACTGGTCATTTAACAATAATTACGCTTGGATCAAATTTATGGGTTTCAAACGGAATTACAAGACAAAGCACTACACAAATGACAATTACTTCCGGAGTTAAAACTACGGCTGCAACAGTTGATCGCTTAAGAATTACGACTACAAGTGGTACAGATACGTTTGACGCTGGTTCAATTAATATACTTATTGAAGGTTCCTTATAAAAAAGGTGTAAGCTAATGGCATTACAAAAAGCATTATTACCTGTAGGGTTTAATGGTCTTAATCAAATAATAGACGAAAAAACAGCACCTGTAGGTACTTATACTAAATTAGATAATGTTATTATTGATACTAATCATGAATTAAAAAAACGTGCTGGTATGGACTCTATTGGGGTTTCTACTACTCCATCAAATATTTACTCTATGTACTCATTAGGAAATGAACTTGGAGTATTAACTGACACAAATTTACATACTTATTCGCCAACTTTAGATAAATTCCTTAATAAAGGAAAAACATCAAGCCCTATTGTTACTTCAGAATCAATAATTGCCAATACTTACACTCAAACTAACGTTGATAGTTCATTAAATACTAACGGAGTGCAAGCTTTTGTATGGGAAGATTCAAGAGGCGGTGTAAGATGTTCAATTTCTGATGCTGTATCCACAACTTCTATAGTTTCTGACTATAGTTTAAGCGCAACTGGTGTGAAACCTAAAGTAATTAGTACTAATTTAGCTATAGTTTTCTTTTATGTTGAATCTTCTACACTTAAAGCTGTGCAATATAACATAAATACAGGTGTTTTTAATGCTGCAGTAACAGTTGACACTATAATTAACACAAATATCACATATGATGTATTAGATGCAACTGTAAATACTACAATTTATCCAGGAATTTTTATTGCAGCTGTAACAAATACGGCAAAAATTAAATTATATTCATGGGATATAAGAAATAATGCATTAGGTACTGGCTTAAACGGATTAATTCCTCCTACTGAAGTGCAAAGTTCAAATGTAGCAAACGCAACTGTAATTTCTTTAGCAATTGATACTACAAGTACTAAATTATTAATAACTTGGCAAAATGATGTTGACAAAATAGTTAGAGCAAGAGCTTATACTTATTTAGGCGCAGTTTTTGCCGTGTCTGAAACAGCAATTTCAACAGCTACTACAGACAATGCTTATTCATTAACAGTTTCAATAGATTCATCAAACAATGCATATGTTATTCTTTCTACTTATGCTACAAAACATCAAACTTTCCATATAAAACTATCAAATGTATTTGATACATCAGGAATTACTGTTAGCTCAGCTATATCAAGAGCTTATTATCATTGTGGTTTAGTTTCTAAGTCATTTATATATAATAATACAGTAAATTATGTAATTTCTTATGATAGTTCATTACAAGGTACTTATTTTTTAGTTAATTTTGATGGTGTTGTAATTGCTAGGTTTTTTACTCAATTAGCGGGAGGTATGCCTACAAAAGCTAATAGTATTAGTAAGTTTAGCATAGATTCAACAAAAACAACTAATGCGTTTTCAATTGGATTACTTAGAAAAACAAAAATCTTAGCTTCTTCAGGGACCTATACATCAACTACTTCGGTATTTACAGAAAAAGTATGGTTTACTCCTTATACTATTGACTCAAAAACAGTTTCAAAAGTTTTAAACATAGCTGGCGGCTTTGTCAAAAATTATGATGGGTCAAATACTATAGTTGAGCAAGGATTTCATTTATATCCTGAATTAGATAGTATTTCTGAAGCTGCAGGCGGTACAATAAACCCAGGACAAAGATTATATAAATTTGTTTGGGAATGGACAGATAATAATGGACAAATTGTAAGAAGTCAAACTTCATTACCAACTACCTTTACTATTTCAAATAACCATAAAGTAACTGCGGTAGTCAAAAGTTTACCAGTTACTTCAAAATCTACATTAAATGGCAATACAAGAACTGCGCCTGTATTAGCTGTATATAGGACACTAGTAAATGGTACTACTTATTATAGAGTAAACCAAAACCCAAGTGAATTTGTTTATAATGACCCAACATTAGAAACAATTTCATTTGTAGATAACAAAACAGATACTCAAATTTCTTCTAACGCTGTACTTTATACAACAGGCGGGGTTTTTGATAACGTAGCAACTCCATCAGCTAACTTATTAACTTTAATGAAAAATAGAATAGTAATTGGCGGATGTGATACTGACCCAAACACTATTTATGTTTCTAAAGAAAAAGAATCTGGTTTAAGCGTAGAATTTTCAAATGAATTATCTATTCAAATTGATAGCTTAGGCGGAAACATTACGGCACTAGCTGGTATGGATGATAAAATATTAATATTTAAAAAATCACTTATCTATTACATAGCTGGACAAGGCCCTGATAAGTTAGGAAACGGTTCATTTACAATTCCTCAATTAGTTTCATCAGATACAGGTACTTCTAATCCTCAATCTATAGTATTGACATCTGACGGTATAATGTTTCAATCGCCAAAAGGTATTTATTTAGTTGATAGACAGCTTACTGTGTCTTATATTGGCGCACCTGTTAAAGATTATGAAACTCAAACTATTACATCTGCTGCAAACTTGCCTGACTTTAATCGTGTACACTTTACTATGGCAAGCGGTGATGGATTAGTATATCATACATTTTTTAAATCTTGGACTACGTTTAGTAACCTACCAGGCAATGCATCTTTAGCAAGTCAATCTGTTTGGTATGTAGCTGGGTCTAAAGGTGTTGCAAAAGCTAGCACTACCCATTACCATGATTGGGATAATGAAGCTATTATATCTACTATTAAAACTGCATGGATATCTGTAGCAGGTCTTGAAGGGTTCCAACGTGTATATTCTATTCTTTTATTAGGGGATAATGAAGTTAACGTTGATAGATTAAAAATGAATGTATATTATGATTTTCGTGCCTTTTCTGGAGAACAATTATCAATTCAACCAGCTTTAGATATTACAACTTATGGCTCAGGAACAGGTACTTATGGGTCTGAAGGCCCATTTGGGGGTAGCAACGATGGTACAGCTCAATTTGTAGCACGTCCTCGTCAACAAAAGTGTTCAAGTATTCAAATTGAAATTATGGATGATTTCCCTCAAGGTTTTAGAACCTCAGGGTTTGTTTTTGCAGATATTATTTTAGTAGTTGGTACTAAATACGGATACAATAAAAATCTATCTCCTACAGCTAGAAGATTTAAATAAAGCCTCTGTGCTTATTGAGGTGAGGTGACTATGGACTTGTACGTTAGATACTTAAAAGACTACTATAATAAAAACGTAATAACGTTTTCAGATGTGGCTTTATTAGTAACAGTTGATGTTTCCCCTACTGAAGTTTATTGGGAAGATATTTACGTAACTCCTGAAGCTAGAGAGTCTAAAGTGGCATTAAGGCTATGTAATAAAGCTTTAAAAATTGCTCAAGACCAAGGAAAAACTACGATTATAGGTTCAGCTGACCCTAAATCAAAAATGTTTAAAAGAAGTATGAAACTTATGGAATTATACGGGTTTGAAATAACAGGAACCTCTAACGGTTTGATTATATTAAAAAAAGGAATATAAAATGGGTGCAGTTGTAAAGGGCATAGGACAAACATTAGGTATTGGGGAATCTCCAAAGGCTGATACTGGTAACGTTGATGCTGCATTAGCTGGTCTTCAAAGTAGGCAAAATGCATGGCAAAATATATTAGACCAACAAATAGCCCAATCACAACAAGCTGGGGTTCCAGTAGATACTGCATTAAATTTATTACAAGGTGCAGCAACTGGTACAGCACCATCTCAAGCTCAAGCTGTATTACAACAAGGTTTAGATCAATCTTTAGCACAACAAGCTGCATTAGCAAACGCTGGAAATATGGCTACACAATTAGCACGCCAAAGAGCATCTGCTGATGTTGGAGCTCAATTAGGGCAACAAACAGCAAACCAAGCGTCGATGTTAAGGGCACAGGAAATGGCTGCAGCAAGAGAAGGCTTAGGAAACTTATCGTCTGGTGTATTGGGACAACGTTTAGGTGCTCAAGCAAACACTATGGGGGCAATTGGGGGATTAGCTGGAAATCAAGCATCTACTGCTGGCAATATGTTTAATACACAACAGCAAGCTCAAACTCAACTTACTGGAAGACTTGCAGGAATTATTGGCGGTGCTGCTCAAGGAGGAGCTGCGGCTATGGCATCTTCCAAAGAATATAAAGAAAATAAAACTCCAATAAAAGACGGAGAAGCTGCAGAAAAAATTAAAAATATGCGCATAGAAAAATGGGATTATAAAGATGGTATTGCTGATGAAGGAACCCATGTTGGCCCATATGCTGAAGAATTTAAAGAAACTTTTGGTACTGAAGGTGACGGTAAATCAATTAAATTTCAAGATGCTATTGGTATTACAATGAAAGCTGTTCAAGATCTAGCCAAAAACGTTGATATGCTAGAAAAAATGATCGCTCAAAAAGATAAGAAAAAGAAGGATTAAACAATGCCTATTTCTAAAGAAGATGCCCAAAAATTATTGCAATCTAGAAATATAACAGATGAGACTTATAATTCTCTTCCTTTAGTTATGGATCCTAATCAAATGAGTACAGATAGTCCAGCTATTGATGCATCGGCTATAGCAGGACAAGAACAAGCAGGAACAAGTTTACCAACTACTCCTAGCATACCTGGTATAATAGCTAGAGAGGGGCTAAATCTAGGTTTTGGCGCTATTAAAGCAGGATCCGATTCAGCTCAATTTCAAAATCAACAAAGTATAGATTTACCAGTATTTGATAGTAAACGTGCTGAAGAGGCTCAACAACAATTAATTAAACAAAATATTAAAGCTAAAAAAGGCGCAGAAACAATTGGTGAAGAGCAGAAAAAAACTGCCGCCCCTGTTTCTAAAGAGGCAACTGAAGGCGCACTTGGTACAACTACTTTAGGTACTGATTCGGCTGAATATACTAAACAACAAATGCAATTAAATGACCAAATATTGGGAGAAAGTGAAAAAGCTTTAACTAATTTAAGATCAAAAATTGCAATTAATCCAAACCGTTTAATGGAAAAAATATCTGCTGATGGTAAAGGCCCAATGACTACAATAGCCTTAGTATTGGGCGGTATAGGTGCAGGATTAACTGGTCAACCTAATGCAGCACAGGCAATATTAGAAAAAAGAATCCAACAAGATATTGATGCTCAACAAACATCAATTAAAAATTATTTTGAACAAGAAGCTCAAGTTAGAGCTTTATCTAAAGAAGTTAGAGCCTCTGCTGGTGAAAATGTAATGGCTAAAGCTGCATCTCAAGCTATAGTGTTATCTGGTTATAAAGCGGCTATTGAAAATGTATTACAAAATGTTACAGATAAAACAGCAGTAGAAAAAGCCCAAGCGCTAATGCTAACTTTAGATGAAAGAATTGCTAAAGCTACCTTAGATTATGATAATATACATAAAGCCAACATAAAATCTGGCTCATCTGAAAGTTCAAATTTGTTAGGCGCCGCTATATTAGGATATACTAATAATTTAGGATTAAATATTGGTGTACCTCGTCAAACTGTAAATACTACAGGGGTTAGAAGTCAATACGGATTAGGTATTACTCAACCTGTTGCAAACACTCGCGCACCAGAACAACCTAAAAAAGAAACTCCAAAAAAAGAAGAGCCTAAAAAAGAAACTAGCATGACTGACGCATTTCTTAGAGGGTTCACTAAACAAATATTTGGACCTGCCGATAAATAAGGTGTTTAAATGGCTATAGCTTTTGAAAATTTAAATATTGATAAATTAAGCGACCAAGATAAAGAAAATGAATACTTGGTAAGCGAACATTTAAATGGTTCACTATATCCAACTAATTATATTACATTAATTAATGAATTAGCTAAACTTCCTATAATTTCAGTTACTGATGATGCCACATATTATAAACTTATTAATAAAATCAGAGATGTTTTTATTAGTGATGTTACTGGTTTATTAGACAGAGACCAAGTAATTAAATTATATCATGGCGACGACAAATTAATTAATTTATTTCAAGACTTACAAGATATTTTGGTTGAGCAATCTGATGTATTAATGAACATAGACCAAAACTATATTAGACAAACAATAGCAAACCAATTGGCAACATTTGATGCAGCTGCAGATGATTCAGAATTATTAGGAAAATTAATAAGTTCAGGTAATCAACAAGTTGACCAAAACAAAGAAATTTTAGACAATGTCAGAGATTGTATAATTGCTTGTAATAACATTATTTCTATAGCCTCTGATATTAAAGATGATTTTGAAGAATTAAATTATAAACCAGCTAAAAAAATTGAAGATTTACAATTGCAATTAATTGATTTGTCTTCAGCATTAGTGGAATCTAACTTACCGTTTGAATATTCTTATAAACTAACGCAAGTTATTAATATGATTCAAACAAATATACCGCAAACTGATTTAGACCCATTTAAAAACGATGTATTTGAAATGTTATTAACTTTATTAAGACAGCCAAAAAAATTCTATTCTTATTTAAAAAAGAATGAAATAATAGATGGGGAAATTAGCTCACAACTATTTCAAGTATACCCAAAAATTTTTGAACAGTCTGTTATTCCACTTTTAGAGCAATCTGAAAAAAAAGATTATCAAAAACAACTAATTTTTAAAAATCAATGTGACCTTATTGATGACAATAGGGAACTTGTAACATCTTGCCACAACCATTTATTAGGAGACAATAACAATGGCAACTAGAAGAAGTCAGCAAGCCATCTTGCTTAACAATACAGCAGTAACTGGTACAAATACATATACATCAAACTGGATGGATATTAGTTATGCTAACTCTGTAGGCGCAATGATTAACTTTACTGGTACTATGACAGGTACTTTAACAGTAGAAGTATCTTACGAAGCTACTCAACCTGGAGATCCTGGACAAGCAACTCCAACAAATTGGAAAGCCGTAAGTTTCTTAGTAAACTCAGCAGTTGCAGCTAATATTGCAGTTTCTGGAGCAGCTACACACGTATTAGAGACTGGAATTATAACAGCTACTTGGTTTAGAATTAAATATGTAAATGCTACTAACTCTGGAATTATCCACGTACATGCTGTAGCAAAAACATTTGGATAATGAAAAAAACTAAAGAAAGGTTGACTGACCTTATTCGGTCGACATTTTTAGGGTTTATAATAGCTAGTATAGTAGTTATTTTAGTACCTGAAGTTAAAAACGAAATAATGTTAATGTACATGGCATTGGCTGGAAAAAATGGCGTAGAAGCTGCAATGAAAAAACAATAACTATTATGGATAATAACATGATTACACCAGACAAAGAAATTGAAAAAACTTTAAAAGAGATACTCCTAAGTCAACAAGAGCTTAAAATTTTAGTGTCTGAGCGTACCAAACAAATTGATAATATTGAAAAAAATGTTAGTGTATTAGAAAACAAAGTAGAATCTTTAGAAAGGGTATCAGCATCCGGCCACACCCTTTTAAAAGTATTTACTATATTCTTTACAGCTAGCCTAACATTTTTAATTGGTTATTTATTAAAAGTATTATCTTAAAACCCGTCAAAATCTACTTTTTTATTTAAGACTTTATTCCATCTATCTTCTTCAAACCCCTTTACGTCATTTGGCGTATAGTTCTCTTCTTTAAACCATCCTCTAAATTCAGAATCATAGTCCAAATAAACTAAAGTCTTTTTTTCTGATTCAAAAACTGAATCAAGTTTAATAGTGTCATATTGCTTAGGGTTTCCTACTGCCTCAATATCCAATGGGTCAGAATCATAGCTATAATTGCCTTCCTGCGTCCATGAAGCTGCCGAAATAGCTTTAGATGTAGTAACTTCTTCTTCTAATCCCCAATCTGTAAGGTATCCAGAAGTACCTCTAGATTGCGGCTTTTTTGAGTCATCATTCTCAATGTCATAAACCAATTTACCGTTACCCCACATTTTGACAACTAATTGGCCTTTAACACCATACCTTGATTCGTTTTCTATCTCAGTTATAAAAAATATGTGTCCTGATTTTGTCTTTACTAAGTCATGTTTTTTCATTAGTTAATTACCTTTGTTTCGTAAGTCATTGAAATCAAGTCTTCTACCTGGTCTAACAACTCAATTTTTGTTTCTATATCTAACTCTGGATATATTGTTTCTATAGCCTCACAAACGCCTATATTTTTATCATAAGATATGTATTGGAAGATTACTTCTGATTTATTCATAGTTATTTTAACCACACATATAAAGTTATAATAATTACAACTACTATTGCTATTTTAACCAGCAAGATATTGGCTTTTTCTTTATCTTGTTCACGTTTAAGTAAATAAGCTTTTTGTTCTTCTTTAGTCATTGTGGATAAAATTATTTCTAATTCCTTTAACTCGTTAGCTTTTTCTTGAGCTTTGGCTAATCTAGCTTGTTCGTCTGCCATAGATCTAATAGCATCTACCTGAGCTTTTTCTGGGTCAATTAAAATAGTCATTTTAGTCCTCGTATTCTGTACCGTAATCGTACTCTACGTTACCGTTATCGGCAATATGCTCGCATAAGTTAAACAGATTATCAAACCCTAAGGATTGTACTAAATCAGTTACTTGGTCTTCATTTGGATCAAGTAGCTCATGCTTTTTGCCAACTTCTACAAAAAGATCTTCAAATCTTACGAAATCTCCGTATTCGTTTACAATTTCATCTACTGTAAGGTAGATTTGAGCATCATCAATGTGCTCTGTAATTGTGTGAGTTACTCTACTGTTTCGCATTTGTTTTCTCCTTCTTAATGTAGCTTTTGCTTGGCATACTTCCTTGCTTTTTAAGTTCATCCGTTAATCTTTTCATTACTTCCTTGTTATTAATTAAACGCTCTAGTAAGCCGTCCTCATGAACGTAAACTTTCGTTTCCGCCAGTGTTTTGATTACTTGTTTAATCATGACACTTTCTCCTTGCTTAGTCTCATCAGTACACGCTTTACGTGTAGACCAGGTTTCCCTGGTTTCGACTTATTGTTCGTTATTAACTTCAGTAACTTTAGTTACATTGTTAATCATACCAGACATTCTTAATGTGCTCATTAACAAAGCTTTTGACTCTATTGTAAACCACATCTCGGTGTTGTCTTTGAACTTAACTATAAACGTTTTCATAGCTGTCTCCCTTTTCTGTAGTCTCATCAGAGCAAGCTTTACTTGCTTAACACCATTTTTCACTCTGAGTTTATTCTTTTCAGACTTTTGGTGTTTTCGACTTTGGGCTAGGTTGGCTTCTTTAAGTCCGAGTCCCTACCGATGCTTCGCACCTGACGGCTTATCGGTAGTTTTTAACTCTTGCGGAGTTGGCGTAGTCGGTGTCCTTTCCGTTCTCTACTTTCGCGGACTTAGGGAAGCCTCCCTATGTTCTTGTTTCTTCCTTGGGGGCGGTCGCATTCTCGGGTTTTTCCGGTTTGGTCTTTCCTGCCTATTTATATTATCGTCCAGTTTAAAACAAAAGTAAAGCTCTTTTTTGTATATATTTTATAACCTGTTGTAATTACGTTATTTTATTTTATTTAATCTAAGGCTAATACGTTCCCTGTTGATTTCCTTAGCTTTTTCGGTAGGTATATAATCATTATAAAATGTTGAATTTTCTGGTATAAATATTGAGCTATCAGTGTAGGTTGGATTATAACCTCTTAATTTCATTTCCCTAACTAAGTCTTCAAACCTAGATTGTAAGTATTTCATTTTATTATAAAAAAACTTAACATGCCCTGTACCCATTGTATATTCTTTAGGTATTTCATCCAATGAAAACGGAACTTTACGGGACAAAGATTTTTTTAAATTATTAGGAAGTCTAGTAATTTCACGGTATTCTGCCACTAAATGTTTTGTAGTTAGTTCAGATACCGGTATAACATTAATTCTAGTCATATTATTTACCTACTTTTTTGCCTTCAATGCTTATAGCATTTGGGTTGGTTTCTCTAAGTCTTTGAATCCAAAACTGTTGATGTTTATAGGTTTCTACATAGATTTCTGAAGTTATTCCATATTTATCAATGATTGTGATTATATACATTTTAACCACTCCTTAGGATAGTCTGGGCCATAATCTATAGTTAACTCTTCGTTTTTCTTAATCTTTCTTAAGGCAACTAAGACAACTTTTGGTAATTTATTGTTAACAACTATCAATATTTCGCAATTTGGATTATCTGAATGATTTACGAGGGTTGCTTCTCCAAGCATTATAATGTTTTGATTTCCTTGATAAAACATAACATGCTTGCGTAGTACTTCATCATTCAATCTTACATTGCTAATTCTTAATGCATGATTCTCAAGGATTATTTCACCCTCTTGAATCGTTTTAATGGAGTTTAAACCCCTTCCTTTTCCTGGAATGATAACTACTTCATATTTTATCATGTTGTTCTCCTATAAGGCTAAAAACCATCAAATTTTGCATTCTAAGGTTTAGCCCCT